ACATTCGTTTGGATTTCCTTTTCCTTTACAAGTCTTAACATTAAAATAAGGAATCCACGTTTCAGGATAAGAGGTTTTGCTGGTTTTGTCCTTAAACCAACAACCTAACTTTATTGCTTTCTCTTTTATATCTTTCATCCAAGTATTTCAGTGGCATCAATTCCTTGCTTTTGCGTTAGTTTCTTTTGTCTGATAATACCAGTAGCAACAATATTTTTATTACGTTGCGATGCGGTAAGTTTTTTTGTTCCACCGCAAAGTTGTATTACATATATTTCTTTATCATAGAATAAAAACAATTTGTAATTTCCAATTTCAACGTCTTGTGCAAGAATAACACTTAATCCTACCATATGCTTTCCTTTACCATTTTTAATACCAGTCATATAACATTTACTTGCATTAATACTCAGCGTAGGATATACCCTTTGTTCGCGTAAATCACCGTAAATTTTACGTATATTTTCAAAATGAGTACTATGGCTCCAGGTTTCTGAATTCAGGCCTCTTTTAACGTGACGGAATGGTGAATTACATAATGCTTTGAACTTTTCAAGTTTAGTATTTTTACAAACAGTAATTGCAACTTTGTGTCGTGACTTTAATGGTGTTCCTGTATCAAACAATTCGCATTTTACAAATTGCCAGCTATTTGGTAACGCAGTTTTACGATCATTTTTAATTTCTTCCTTGACGAAGTCAATAGAAGGAGACGAAGTCGATTTGTTATTGATTGCTTCACAATCATTAATATTGTAGTTAATAGTAGTTAATATGTTATTAATGTTTGTACGGTCTGCGTGTTTTGTTTGTTTTAACGTGTTTTGAAGTGTTTTTGTGTTCATTTTAGTTCCTTTCAGTTGGTAGTTTGTACACTTTATACTGGATACTTATAGTCAAACCAAAAAGATACCCACGAAATGTGGTTTAGTATAAATACGTTTGTAATATAAACAAATATAAAGGAAACGAACAATGATCAATAATAAAAAAGAACTAATAATATTATTAAGATTAAGACAAATTGAAAAATATCTTGAAAATAAGTTAAAAGCCAACGGTGACAGTAAAGAAGAGTTACAACAACTTATTATAGTAAAAAATACAATAGCAATAATATATGATGCAGATGCTGATGCTACTGGAGTAAATCCACCAGCTAATGAATGGGGAGATTTAACAGAAGAGGATTGGCATTGTTGTAATGATTTACTACAATCATTCATGGGGGAAAAATAATGAATCATAGAGAACGAGTAGAAGCAATTAGTAGTTGGATTCACGACCAAGAAAAGACACGAAAACAATTAGAAGCAGAAGAACGTGGTAGAAAGAAACAACTATTAAAAAAAGCAGAAGAAGATTATGCAAAAACTAAATCAAAAGGAGAAACAAATGTCAGGTAATAATTTAAAAAAACTATTAAAATCACTTCCACAAGAAGCACCATTGCACATTATTAGGGATATTGATGTGGAGAGATTAAAACCTTTGGCACAGGTGTTGGAACAGGAGAACTATACACTGCACGAAGTGATACAGTGTTACGTTGCATTCCAAGATCCCATCAGGCAAAACAAAAGAACAGAACAAATATTAAAATTAATTAAATCAAAAGGAGAAAAATAATGATTGATTTTTATTATACCAGCATAAGAAATAGTGGAGTAGCTACAGAATATTATGTACAGACTTTAGATGAATATAATAAATTAGGATCACATATGTTAAGAACAATAGGATCATTATCAGAAAGAACTGGTGAATTTGTTAAAACAGTAAAGTGGGAGAACTATTTGAAAAAGTGCATAGGTAAAAAATGGTATTGGCATTTTCAAAATAGATATAATTGGCCTCCAAGTTGTATGTGTTTATGGGCACAAATACAAAATCAATTTCATTCACAAAGAGGCAACAATAAAAATGCTTGGTTTAGTAAGCCACAAATTATAGGATTTAATGCTACATTAGATAGAGTTGAAAAATGGTGTAATAATTATTTGCCAACAAAGAAATTTATAGCAAGAGATAACCAAATCAATATGTTAGATGCTTCAGTTTTACATAAAAAAACCAGCATAGATAACCTATTTGAACAACCAATATAAATATTAAGTGTTACGTGCCGTTCGCATCTTTTTGACTCCTTGCAGTTTCATTAAAGCAACGGTACGTAATACTAAATTGAACAGAAAAGGAAAATACTAATGAAAAAACAACAACAAACAATAGAAATTACAATCAACGACTACAAGCAGATGTGCGGCATAATAGATGTTTCTTCAACAAGAGGTGCATTTAGAGCCAATGAACTAGCCGGTGTTGGAATATTACACAATAAATTAAATGAATACATAAGACAAACCGAAAACTCCACAGTTAATGGCCCAACAGTAATATCTGGAGACGAAGATAATGTCAAAAAATAGAGTAGAACAAGAATGGCTAATGGTAGTAAAAGATTTTGCTACCAACTATTGGGACAAAGAATTAGAAGAAGCAAAACAACTTTTTGACGTGCCTTACCCACATTCAGGAGAAAAAGATTATATTAAACAAACCACATTTTTGGATAATGCAAAACGTAATAAGCTGATGATGTTAAAGTACCTTGCTCAAAGTGTAAGTGGAAATATTCATCCTGTAGGTTCTAATACACAAGAAGAGAAACAAAATGCGGCCAAACTTATTGCAATGGCAGAGGAACGTATTAAAAAAACAAATGAATAATGAATATAAGTTTTCCAGTATTTTTAGATACATTAAACATAGTATCACAACAATCAACTCCACCGTTACACATAGAAATATGTAAATGGTTAGAGGACACAGATAAACACCCAAGAAGAATATTACAAGCATTCCGTCATTCAGGAAAATCTTACATCCTTGGGGCCTTTATCGCTTGGAAGTTGTTACGTGACCCTAATTGGACTTGCTTACTAATATCAGCAAAAAGAAATCTAGCATTAAGAAATAGTTTATTCATTAGATCACTAATCGAAACCCATCCTATGCTTGAGCATTTGAAAAGTGATTTGTATTCCTGGAAAGCAGAAAACTTTACAGTTGAAAGACCAATAATGCAACTGAATCCTTCTGTTACAGTTTCTTCGTTGGGAGCGTCATATACAGGTATGCATAGCCATACAATTATTGCGGATGATTGTGAAACTAGTGATAACGTAATCACAGCAGGACAACGGGAAAGAATAAAAGAAAGAGTTGCAGAGTTTGGTAAGTTATCAAACCAAATATTGATGGTGGGCACCCCCCATTCGGAAAATACGATATACGATCATTTAGCAGATAAAGGATACATAACTAAAAAAATTCCTGTAATACGAAAACGTATGGTTAGGAAAGAAGATTCAACAGAAGTTGAAGAAGAATATCTTGCTTGGCCAGGTCATCCAGCTGGTATGTTTTCTTATAAATGGTTAGATCAACAAAGATTAGAGACTACTACAGGGGACTACCAGTCTCAATATATGCTAGTGCCTCAATCAACTTATCAACCTTTGGTTCAATTAGAAAAAATAAAATATTACAACGAGGAATTCGAATGGAATCATATTGCACAACCACTTGGAAATTATATTACTGCTTGTAAATTAGGAAAAAATAATATAACTCGTGTAGTAGGTTCATGGGATCCTGCTCAAGGATTAGCGGGAAGAGATGCTTCCGTACTATCAATTTGTGCCCGTGATGATGAAGGAAATACATATGTCCACGATATCAAAGTTTTATCAGCAGTAGATAGCAAAGAAAAAGACTTTAGTCAACAATGCAAAGAAATTATTTTAACTTGTGCATACCATAAACTTGGACACGTAATAGTTGAAGAAAACTTTAGTGCAACGTTAGCATCAGAGTTACGTAGAGTTGCAAGAGAAATGAAAGTATTTGTCAATATTATTCCAAAATTTAGAACTACAAATAAAAGAGTGTTTATTGCACAAACATTAGAACCTGTAATTAAAGTGGGTAGATTATATGTTCACGATAGAGTAAAGAATACTCCGTTTATGGATGAATTACAAGCGTTTCCAAGAGCAAGAGTAAGTGATGATTGTATTGATGCAACTGCAGAAGCAATAAATTATCTTCCTAACATAGCCGTAGATATTTCCAAAGTGGCTAAAGTTTATAACCCACTCAACAATGCCGGAAGTAGTTTTAAAATTAATTAAACACCGATTCCAGGTAAATAATTGGACTGACAAAGTTATTTATTTTTTTGTGTATAATAACACACGCACGAAGAGATGGGTTACACGCACGAAGCAAGAGGAGAAAAGAAAAAAATGAAAATTTATTCAAAATTAGTTTGGGACGAAGAATTCAACGTTGTTGAAGAAATTAGTTCAGAATATAATGGTCCTGTTGCACAAATGATGTGTGTCAGTCCACCACCACCACCACCTCCACCACCACCACCACCACCACCTCCAGCACCAGCACCAGCACCGGCTACAACAACAACAAGAAGAAGAGGTAGAACGGCAAG